CAAATTACATTGCTGGTGAACAAATTAAAGATATTGATAATGGTATTTTAACGTATTATGACCAAAATAGAATAATCACTAGACAGTTCAATATTTATGAAATTAAGGATGATATTAATAATGTACCGCTCTACGAAGTTAAGGAAAGAAGAACTAATATCGATGAGACTCAGAACTTCAATGACGTTACTGGTGATGTTCAATAAAATATTTTAATTAAAATCAAGAAAATCCCAATCATTGAATTGGGATTTTTCTTTTTATCGTATTTATAGTAAATCGTAAACTGTGGCAAAGGTAAAAGTAGTAAGAACAAATCTTAATGAGAACTTAAATGGTGATTATTTTAACGATACCCCATCAAATACAATATTTTCTTTTGGGAAATTTTTTGTTACAACTAATTTTGATGGTAAGACCACAATTAATTATACTGATTCTCTAAGTTCATTCGTTAGTCCTGTTACATTAGAAACGCTTGGTATTAATGAAACTCAATCTGAAATTATTCATCAATATACTACAAATGCGGTATTAAATCTTGATAAATCAAACCTAAATACTTTTGTTAGATATGGTTCAGCATATGAGTTTCTTAGAGTATCAATTCAAAATATAATTTTAGCATACCCGGGTTCATTATTCGCTAATTCACAAAAAAATATTGGTGGAAATATAACATATGAAGGATATGGTTATGATATGATTTCAAATATTGCAACATTTTATCTTCCAACAGCTTCTACAACAAATATTTTTGGATTGATTTTTAATAGTGGGAATGAAAGTGTTCCAGACGATAATGAATTGAAAAATTTGAATGAATCATATTATAATTATGTAATTTGGTCGAATCTCGAACCCAATAATCTATTTAAAATTGTTGGTTATACTGGAAACACGATAAATAGTACGGGTTTTTATCCAAGCACCACGATTCCAATAAATACATATATAAAACTACAAGTTGAAGGCAATCCATTTGTTTTAATGGGAACTGGTAATACTGGTATTCTTGATTATCATATTAGACCAAACAATGTTATTTTTGAAGAATTCCGAGCATTACTTAATGCATATGAAAAAAACATTGTCTCACAAAGAGATAGTAGTAGTGGTTTTATTTTTACATTAAAAGACCCGACCTTACTTGAAGATGGTAAAATTATATATTCAGATAAGAAGATTTTGTGGTCAACAAGTGATGGATATAATATTGATATAAACACTCCTACATATCAAAAGTTTTTGGAAATTATATTGAGAATTGGTGCTAAGTATGATAAAATAAAAACCGATTTAATTGCAAGATTTCTGACCCCATCATCATTAAAAACCTATGACTTGACTGAAGAAGGTAAGGTAAGTAAACTTCTGAAACTTTATGGTAGGGAATTTGACCAAATTAGACAATTTATCGATTCTTTAGTTAATATTAATAAAGTAACATATGATAAATTAAATAATATTCCAGATCAAATAGTAAAAAATATGGCAAGAACATTTGGTTGGGATTATTTTTCATTGGTGAATGAACAAGAATTAGTTGAAAGTTTTTTGACGATTGATGACACTGAAAGAAATCTAAATGAAAGTTTATTACCAGCAGAAATTGATATTGAACTCTGGAGAAGAATTATAAATAATACTAGTTATTTCTGGAAATCCAAAGGTACTCGTCAGGCAATTAAATCAATGTTTTTATTGATTGGAATTCCAGAACCATTTATTAATATCACAGAATACGTATATACTATTGATGGGAAAATTAATCCAAATACCGTTCCATTAACACAAGGCGATTTCCCTTCAAATTCATTACCATATGATACCAATGGCTATCCTATTGCTCCATTGGAAACATCAGATTTCTTTTTTCAACTCAGTGGAAATACCGATAGTGGTCAGGCATATCTTGATGTGTTCCGTATGGCAGGATTTAATCTTAAACAAACACCAGACAACAAAAAATCATGGATTCAAACAGGTGCAACCACAAGAATTCATTACAGTACACCACAATATTATCAAGAAGATAGTAGATTGGTAATAAACACAAAAGAAGTTGATGTAGCATTAGATACTGCACGTGGTATTGAATATGATGTTTACGAGTATATTCAAAAAGACTTTGCAGCAAATAGTAGTGGATATACATTACCATATTCATACGTAAATATATCAAACATACCACAAGTCGAAAACACATTTACATTACCATATACAGTTAATCAATTGCAAGGAGATTTTGAGGTGAGATATAATGGTATTTTATTAAATGCACCAAGTACAGGAAATACTTCAGGAATAACATCTGGAATTACATATCAAGCCGATTATGAGGTTAATTATAATTCATTTACAATATTTGAACTTAGTGGCGGGACACGTTCTACTGATGTAATTGAAGCAACATTTATTGCAACTGATGGAATTGCTATTAGCGGTATCACAGTTCGATATATTGTAACACGTGTTAAAGCAAATCTAAGTGGAACATATATACCATTACCAACTTATCCACGTGGAGATGTACAGGTGACAATTAATGGTATTGCACTTACTAAAGGTACACCTCAATTTATTGCAGATTATATTCTTGACCCAGCAAATACAACAGGGTCGAGTCAAATTATTATTCAAAATCCTGATGTTATCGCATATTTAAATTCAAACTCTGATATACAGATTGCGTATGTTGAAGTTCATGGAAGCAATGACATTAACTTAAGAAGTGAGGTTATTAGGGTTGATAGTTTTAATAGTAGTAAGATTTATTTCAATAATAGTGCAAATAAATATGTTTATAAACTTAATTATAAGGTTAATAATGCCAGTGAGGTAAAATTTCTGATTAATGGAATTGCATTAGAACCACTTACTGATTATAACATTAATGTACAGAATCCATATGAAATATTTTTACCAAAAGGTATTAGATACGGTACGGTGATAAGCGCATATTATCTTGTTGGTGGGAGTGGGGTATTTAATCCTGTAATTGAAGATGCATTTGGTCTTGGTGATATTAGTCAATTATCATTTCTTGAATTTCTTGAACTAATTCAGAGAAAAATGATTAATGTCAGAAACAGAAAAACAGTAACCGATTTTAAAGGCGGTTGGTATCCTACTCTATTAAGAATATATGAAACTTATTTGGAAAGAGCATTGCTTCCTGATGATAATCCATTACAATCAAATGGTTATACTTTCATGAATTTATATCCATTTTTAAGTAAATATAATGCTTTCTTCCAGAGGTTTGTTGATCAATTATTGGCAGCAACAATAATATTGAGAAGAGGTGGATTATTAATTAGAAATAGTGTGTTTACTAAACAAAAACATTGGTATAAAAGAGGGGTTAATGTTGCAGATGGTATAACGGATAATGATTTAAGAGGTTATCCATTGGTTCAATTCTTTGGTGATGATGGGAGTAAGTTTCAAATATTTCAACCAACACCACCACCACCTCCAAAACCTATTCAATTATATGTTGAAACAACACCGGGCGTACTTGGTAGTCTTATAACTGGTGGTCGAAATATTATTGGATTTGCTGAACTTAGTGAATATGGTATTGACTATAAGAGAATTAATTATTACCCATATCCGTCTTATCCATATGGTGGTTCAGAACCTCTGGGATTAGAAAATTTACTTGAAGGAATTAATTATGATTTAGAACTTTTGGAAGATAATTGGATAAAAATATCAAAAACAGGACCTCTTGCAGTTAATCATTTCAGTATAACATTAACTGGATTGGCTAATGATGCTGATTATCAGTATCGTGCATTTGTTAAAACCCCATCAACAGGTTTTACAGGTAATACTCTTCTAATACATACGTCAATAGTAATATCAAAACCATCAATAAAAACAAGAACAGGTACTGCTGCATCATATCTTAGTGGTGTAAATTATTATGGTAGAATTTCTAATACTGGTGGTTATGATATTGTAAGATATGCTGAAGCTCAGTATCATGCAATGGAATATAGAAAATTGGTTGGAGGTATATGGGGTGCATGGGGTGCATGGACACTTACACCATTACCACCATCTTCAACACCATTAACTGTTAATTATTATAATCAAACAATTTCAGGTTTGAGTCTTGATACAGATTATCAATATCGTGCATATATGGTTGTTAGTGGAACAACGTATCGTGGTGAAATTAAAGAAATTACAACATTACCTGCCCCACAATCAGTATTTAGTGTTACAACAGACAGTTCACCAATATTAGGTTCGAATGGTACATATTTTACAACACCAAGTAATTCATATAATGAATATTCTGGTGTACCAAATACTGTTCAAGAATATGGTTTATTATATACTCAGAATGCAACCCAAGGTACATCTGGTAATTTAATTTATTCAAATTCATTAATTCAAAAAGATGTTCATATTGGTACACCAACAACTGCACCTGATTTTGTTGCATCTGCATCAAGTCTTATTACTGGCACACAAACTTATTATAGGGCATATGTTAAAAATGCTGCTGGTGTTGGATATGGTAGTGTTAAAACCGTTATAACAATAAACCCAAATGTTTCAGTAACAATTGGTAATATTGATTATAATCTTAGTGACCCGAATTATGTTACAGCGTGTGGTAAAATAACAACAACTCAAACAATGGGTGGTGGTGATTGTTTCAGATTATGTTTTACAAGTCATGCTCATTCAGAAACTTATTTAGATCAACCCAAATCAATAAGTGCATGTGCTCGTATGGTTTGTAATTCATCAACTTGTTGTTCTGCATTATCAAGTCTTCCTGCGTTAGTGACTGATTCTGATAATAATAGTTGTACTGGATATCTTTGTGTAAAAGACACAAATATTGCAAACTTTACTGCATGTATTAGAGCAATAAGTGGTTTTCCAAATAAACCTCTTCAAATTAATAATTATGCGGAAATAACATTAACAAGTATTTCAAATATTGTAAGCCCAAGTGATAAGAATTATACATTAGGACCTATATCATTCAGAAAAATATGTGTGAAAAATAGTTCAATAGTACCAAGATAAATAAAATAAATTTAATTGTATTTATAGAAAAGTAAATTTTATATGGCTTTCATCGAAAAAAAGAATCCGATTGTAATGAATATTAAAATAACTTCAAAAGGTAGAGAATTGCTATCTCAAGGTAAGTTAGATTTTAAATATTATGCCATTGGTGATAGTGAAATTGATTACGAATTTAATGCAGAAATCAATGTTGTTGATAAAGAATA